TGCCCGGTTCAAGATCGCAATACAATTCTTGTTCTTGATTGTGTCCGGTATAGCCATATGTGACTGATCGATTATGTGCCAGGAAAGCAATCACTGGCATACCTGTAAATGGCGGACGATCTTCGGTTAAAGGGTCAATATAATAGAACTTGGCCTGTATTTCATCTAGATAGTGTCCAATCAACAAACTGTAGCTGCCATCACAGTAGTCAACATCGGGCTTATACGCTTTCCCCATGATAAAGATAGGAAGATTTTTTTCTATCTGAATACGCTTTAGGTATCTAGCCAAATTTTTTGCCTGCTGTTCTCTTGCATGCATAACTGTATCAAAAATGTCATAGCCAAGATTTAGATTTTCGGCCAACCAGCGTAATGCAATATTGTCTCTAGGATGACACGGACCGGCGTCCCCCATCCCTGCTTTCATGTATTTTGAACTGATAATTCTGATGGTGCTATTGGCCAATGCATCAGTTACTACATCGACGTTGATATTGCCATTCTTCATTGCAACGTCTTGGATCATGTTAACCAATCCAACCTTGGTGCTAATAAAAGTGTTATAAAAAATTTTAATTGATTCTGCTTCGTCCCAAGTGCCAACCACGTATCTAGGATCGTTCTGCATCAATGGTCGATAGAATTCAATCAGTTGACGAGCATCTCCGGTTTCACTTCCATCCTCAGTTCCAATAATTACCATTTCTGGATTGATCATGTCCCATTCAACACTGCCCATCGCAATAAGATACGGATTGTAAATAAAACGTGCATTAGTAATACATGGTTGCAGTTCTCTCCTTACAGTACCGGGCAAAACTGTGGATATTAAGACTACCAATTGATCTGGTGAGGCCCATGCATTAATTTGATTCAAGACGTCTTTGACTACAGTATAATCAAAATCTTTATTGGGTAAGTGTGTTATAGGCTGTGAACCATCATAAGCAGGGTCATGAGGAGTCTGAACTGCTACAAAAACAATGTCCTTATCGACTACTGCGCCGCGTAAATTATCGGATATTTTAATTTTATTGCTGGATCTTGGGAAAATATCATAACCAGTCACAGCATAACATACAGACATTGCTTCTGCACAAGGCATGCCTAGCTTGCCTAAGCCAATAAATCCTACTTTCATTATTTTTCCTTTTTGAACTTAAAACTAAATTTGAAGAGATGTGTAATTGTATTTATTTGATCAGTTACTTGAATTAATGGTATTTACTATCAACTGTTCCATATCCCTAATACGTGTTCGAGTGGTGTTACTATTCAATACCACAAATAAACGTTTTTGATTTTTAATGTAAACACTCATTACCAAACAGCCGCCGCTAGCTCTTACATATCCAGTTTTACTTACAATTACATTGTATTTTGCTACCAAGGGATTTGTGTTGTTATAACGAAATTTTACAAATTTATTTTTCTTTTTTCTGATTAATTCACCAACGGCTTGATTGCTTGCATGCACAATCGCTGGGTATTTTTCTGCCGCAAGTAACAGTTTAATTAAATCTCTGGGAGTGCTTGCATTACGATTATCAAGCCCGCTACTATCTTCAAATCTGGTATCTAACATCCCAAGTACCTGTGCTTTGTGATTCATATCATCAATACATGAATGATATCCGCGATGATACATTTCGCAGAGCATACGTGCGGCTTGGTTGTCTGATTTAATTATAGCTAAATTAATTAGCTGTTCTCTTGAAACTGTAAGTCCTCGGAATTTTTTATTCAACGGCTGTTGCAAATTTTCGTTCGCATCTAAAACTACCATTGCAGTCATCAATTTTGTAATACTGGCTATAGGTTGCCTAATTTCAATATTGTCTGATTCTAATACCGTTCCTGTTCCATCGGCAATTAGCCAAGACTTGGCTATAACGTTAGCTGAAAAAGCAGAAGTACTTGCAATCATTGAGATTGCATATAATAATAATATTTTTTTGATCATCTACTTGTTGATATAGATTCGAGTTCTTCGACAAAATATTCCATAACTAGAAATATTATAGCACATAACGCGATAGCAAACAAGCTTCCTTGTCTGAGGGCTGCGGTTGTTGCAATCCAGAAAAACAATCGCAGTCCCCATTTTAAATTATTAACTGTATCCATTGATTATATTTACTACTTCCTCGATATGTAAGTTTAAAGTTTTTGCAATCGCAATCACAGTGTACCCTTGTCTATGCAAGTTTAGTACTGTTCTAACAATGACAGAATTTTTTGCCATGATTTAAATTGTACTTTTCAATTATAGTTTCTACCAATTCTCTTGGATATCTCAATCTTAATACTATATCGTCAATATCGTATCCGTGATCCTGATACATTCTAGTTATTAGATTTACTCGAAATTCAACGGTAGAATGGTATTTACTCATCGTTTAAATTCACAATCTACCCATTTTAAGTTATTGTAGTGTTCGTATGGCCATGTACCTTTTGGTATCAAACAAACGCCTAATTCCGGGTTATGATCTATTCTGATTTGAACTATAGCCCACACTAACCAAACAAAGTACAGCACACCTAGGCTGGTCAAACTCCAACATAGTATTTTGTATTGCATACGCTTTCTTTTGCGCGCCTGCATCATTGCACGTTGAGCATTCCGTCTCATTTCTATTGCAATAGCAACACTTTGTTCTTTGCCTACCTTCTTCATCATTTCTTCTACGTCAGTCCATAACGCACCTAGCTCCGGAGGACTTTGATAGACCATGATTTCACGCAATTCTGCGCTCATATGCTCTAGTTGTTTTTTGAGCAATACACGCTGCAATGCTCGCTTACCTACACTATCTTCGCCATGATAAACTTCTGTCTTACTACGGCGTTCTTCTTCTTCAAATACTGCTAGGCATTTGTAGTAATTGTCAAAGTAAGCTCCTAGCTGTTGGCCAATTTCTGTGTAGATATTTGTTGTTTCGCCGCCCTTTTTATTGAGCTCAATGATACGATTTTTTTCTGTGATAAACTGATTACGTTCGGCTACAGTAGGTTGTCGATCTCGGAATTTATTGGCGAATTGATCGTCAAGATCTTTGAGAACATCTTTGACGTCACCGGCGGCACTTTTGATTTCTTTATATAGTTCGCAGCCTTTTTTAACAGCCTGAACTGCACCGTTTGCAAGGGCAAAGAGGGTCAACGGATCCATCGTTCTGTCTCCGTGTTATTAGATGTTATAACCCTATATAATGGGTTACGCATTTGTTTTGATCCTTTATAATTATTTTTTGACGGACCAATAGTAATCGAACTTATTAATACTTATTTGTTCTAGAACAAAAAAGCCCTATATAGAGCTTTGGGTATGTAAATTATCTGTGGGGAGGAGTTACAGGGGGGACCGGCGGATTCTTTGGGGGTCGATGTGCAAACCAACTCATTTTATGCTCCTTTACAGTCATAAAAAAACCTGGATATTTCCAGGTTTAATTATATAAAATTTTTGTTCCGTGCCCTATATCTTTCTTTGGCGAACTAGCATCTGGGATATAAATTTTTTTACCCACTCCCATCATGCAATATTCATCTGTTTCTAAATCGTGCAAAAACCAGCTGGTAGTTTCTGTTTCAAAATTTGCGTACAATAAATTTACTGTGCGCTCGTTTGGGGATTGTGTTGCCATTACCAGTGTTTCACCGTATTTTTGCATAGTCAGCTCAACATCTTCGTAGCTGCCGCACATGAATTGCACTTGTCTAGATCTTGGTTCGGCATTAGCTGCCGAAGCTATAGTGGCCAGTAAGATGGCAGCTAAAAGTGTCTTCATATAGTATATATCACCGTACAAACCGGTGATAAAATACCAATATTATACCTCTGGAACGTAATCAAATCTGCCGCACACTATGTCATAGAATTCATCCAATTCTCCACCCCATTTTCCTTTTAAATATGGGCGTAGATCATAACAAAGTTTGGCATTTTTATCTTTGTTTGCTTTTACAAACTCGTTGTGTAATTTTTTCCAGTGATCTAGTTTAATTACTTCTTCTAGTGGAATTTTATCCCCCGGAACTACGCAAAAAGTTTCTAAAGTTTTGCCTTCAACATCAAAAGTTTCTAATTCTAGTACTGTATATCGTTCGCTTAGTTCTTCGGCTACTTGTCTTGAAAAAATAATATCCATTATTTGCTTACACTTTCGTATGTACGTTTTTTAATACCAACATCTTTATATATCTGTTGTACTGCCACGGCTTGATAATAACAATCAATTAGTGCGTTGTGAGCCCCGTGTCTGTCTTTTTTTCTAGGATCTCCGTGTACAGCAAATAGTGTTCGGCTATCTCTAATTTGCCAAAACTGCCATGGTGTTGGGCGTCCAACTTGTCTGTATAAGTCTTCAAGAATAACAATATCAAATGCCGGACCTTGACACCAAATATTATCTACCCCAACCAAGAATCGATTGAGTTGATCTAACATGTCATTGACGCCAATTCTACCATCCATGCCCATGGCTTCTTCACGTACTTCTTCGGTCTGACTGCCCCACCATGCTACGGTTTCATCCTGTACATGACGATCCATTGACAACTGTTCATCAACATCAGGTTTCAAATATAAACCTTGACCTTGGTCAGCATCGCCATCCCACGGACTGAATTTAATAGCACCAAGTGTAAGAATAACACTCCAAGGTCTTGTACTTAGAGTTTCTAAATCCAACATTACATCCATTATTGACTCCTGAGTGCTCGATCGGCTTCGGCTGCTGCCACACGTTTACGCAGACTGCTAGAACTAAAAGAATGATCACGCTTGTTAAAAACTATTTCAATGCCGCGATCAAAACATTCTTGGTCGCCGCTAAATTCTCTACCAGAGTATTCTACCCCAAGGATACGCACATCAATGGGTAAAGTCAATAGTATATCTCGTAGGTCTTGTTCGGTCTGGTATACAACCACTTCGTCCACATACCTACATGCTGCCAGTTGAATCTGGCGCTCTACAATACTTTGTACTGGTAGATTTTTTGTATCCGGACGGTCAATTGTGGGATCTGTCTGAAGTCCGGCAATAAGATAATCGCAGTGATTCTTAGCCTCTGCCAACATAGCCACATGCCCTGCGTGAAATAGATCAAAAGTGGAAAAGGTGATTCCAATCTTGAGTCCTTTATCTTTGAGTTCTCGAATTTTATTGAATATCATTAGTCTGCTGGTTCTAATTTAACATTAAGCGGAAATCCGTTGGTGCGAGCCAGTAATGTAGCTTCTACACCTTTTTGTTCGGCAATTTCGTAAGGTAGTGTACTGACTACACTAGATCCATCTTCGTGGATCTTCATGGTAATTTCGTAAGCAGTTTCTTCGGTATGATGAAAAATTGTTTTTAGTGTTTCTATAACAAACTCCATGGTAGTAACGTTATCGTTGAGATAGATTACATTAAACAAACTAGGAGGTTGCACATTTGTTTTAACCTGAATTTTAGGTTTTACTACGATGTCTGTTTTGCTCATGATCTTGCTGGTTAAAGTAGGGGGACTATTCCCCCTACAATTATTGTATTACTTAGCGAATGTAATTGCAATTTTTTTGGCTTTTTGTTCTTCAGGAACAATGTGCTCCAAACTAATTGCAAGGATACCATTAATTACAGTGGCACCTTTGACTTCTACATTGTCAGCCAAAGTAAAATGACGAGTGAATGTACGGGCACTGATACCTCGGTGCAAGTATTCATACTCATCCTTTTGCTTTTGTTCGCCTTTAATCGTTAGAACATTTTCTTTGTATTCAATGTCTAGTTCATCTTCACTAAAGCCAGCAACTGCAAGTTGGATGGCATAGTGATTTTCGTCGATCTTCACAATGTTGTGTGGCGGATAATTGTCAGTTTTGCTATTAGCAAAAGTGCGTCCTAGCTCGTTGAACAGTCTATCAAACCCAACTGCATGGCGATGTAAGGTAGGTAGATCAAAAGTGCTAATGGTATAAGTTGTCATATTAATTTCTCCTTTCTATAAGCAAGTTATGACATATATGAGTGTAGACCCCACCTGGGCATCTACACCGCATATTCTTTACTTCTTTTCTTTAAATTCAGCGTCAACTATGTTGTCGTCTGCATCGGGCTTTGCAGATTCCTCTGTAGTTGACTGCTGTTTTACTTCGTTAATAACATTTGAGGCCACAAACAATTCCGACAATCGAGTTGTAATTGCTTCTTTGTCAGTGCCTGCAACGGCTTGTTCAAGTTCACTTATTTTATCGTTAATTTGCTTCGTCTGATCCTCTGTAAGCTTGCCCTCAACTTCTTTAAGATCAGTGCGAACCTTGTGGATCACTGTATCCGCTTGGTTACGAACATCTATCAATTCGCGTTGCTTTCGATCAGCGTCGGCATTAGCTTCGGCATCGCGAATCATTTCTTCAATTTGCTCTTTGCTTAGTCCACTATCAGATTTAATAGTAATCTTATTTTCTTTGCCAGTCTGTTTGTCACGGGCACTTACTTTGAGAATACCATTTGCATCAACATCTAATGTAACTTCAATCTGTGGTACTCCGCGTGGAGCAGGATTGATTCCTTCAAGATTAAATTCGCCTAGCAACTTGTTATAGGTTGCCAATTCGCGTTCACCTTGATAAACTTTGATCGTTACAGCCGGCTGGTTGTCTTCGGCTGTGGAGAATACTTGGCTATGCTTGGTAGGAATAGTGGTATTCTTCTGAATTAGTTTGGTCATCACGCCGCCCATGGTTTCAATACCCAGGCTTAGTGGGGTCACATCAAGGAGTAGAACGTCTTTGCGCTCACCACCAAGAACAGCACCTTGCACTGCTGCTCCAACGGCTACTGCTTCATCCGGGTTAACATCGCGTCGCGGTGCTCGTCCAAATAATTTTTCAACTGCTTCTTGCACTCGAGGCATACGAGTCATACCACCAACGAGAATTACTTCGTCGATATCGCTGGCAGTAACTCCAGCGTCTTGCATGGCCTGCTGGCAAGGTTTAATACTGCGTTCAATTAGATCTTCAACTAAACTTTCTAATTTTGCTCTGGTGATCTTGATATTGAGATGTTTTGGACCAGAAGCGTCAGCAGTGATATATGGTAGATTAACATCCGTTTGTGTGCTGTTACTTAATTCAATTTTGGTTTTTTCTGCCGCTTCTTTAAGACGTTGTAATGCCATAACGTCTTTGCTTAGGTCAATACCACTTTCTTTTTTGAACTCAGAGATTAAGTGATCCATAATTCTTTGGTCAAAATCTTCACCACCCAAGAATGTATCACCGTTTGTGGAAAGTACTTCAAATTGTTTATCACCATCCACATTAGCAATGTCAATGATACTGATATCAAATGTACCACCACCTAAATCGTAAACAGCAATTTTACGATCTGCTTTTTCATTTTTATCAATTCCATATGCCAGTGCCGCTGCGGTTGGCTCGTTGATAATACGCAATACTTCTAGGCCAGCGATCTGGCCAGCATCTTTGGTTGCCTGACGCTGACTATCGTTAAAATAAGCCGGAACTGTAATAACTGCCTGAGTTACTTCATGTCCAAGATAGTCTTCAGCAGTTTTTTTCATCTTGCGAAGAACTTCAGCACTGATTTGTGGAGGTGCAAGTTCGCGACCGTTCGCTGCAACCCATGCATCACCATTTTTGGATTCGACGATTTGATACGGCATTAGGTTGATATCTTTTTGAACTGCCGGTTCTTTAAACTTGCGCCCAATTAATCGCTTGGCAGCGTAGATAGTATTTTTGGGGTTGGTTACTGCTTGTCGTTTAGCACTTGCCCCAACAAGAATTTCGTCTGAGGTGTAAGCAACGATACTAGGCGTAGTTCTGGCGCCTTCTGAATTTTCAATTACTTTTGGGGTTCCGTTTTCGACTACTGCTACACAGCTATTGGTGGTACCAAGATCGATACCGATGATTGTACTCATAGTTTCTCCTTAATTAAGCAAGTAAAATTGTGGGCCCGAAGCACCCTGCACAATTATTTATACCTGTATTATACTATTTTTTTTGTTCTTCTGCAATTATTTTGGATTTTTGAATTCAAAACTTTTTGACACAGAGGAATTTGGTTCCCAAGTGAGCGCAAACTGTGTATAATCTTTATCGCTGTAAAGACACAATCGGTATGTGTATTTGTGTATCTTGGTTCTGTACTCGATACGGTATTTTGCTGCCCATGCTTCTATATCTTTTCGAATTAAAGAAAGCGCGTGTCCAGCAGCCATTCCGCCTGCGCCTGATGGCAAGCGAAACTCAATGTACATTAGAATAGTTTTTTAGGTAGCTGCTCGTCGGCTAGTTTTTTCTTCCAACGACGCTTTGCTGCAGACTTGGCTTTTTTTCGAGCAGTTGTGGGTTTTTCGTAAGTTTCACGTTCACGTAATTCTTGCAACAAGCCAGACTCTGCAACTTTCTTTTTAAATTTTCGCAAAGCCTTTTCTACGTTGTCGTGTGTTACGTATACCAGATTTCCAGTGATTTTGTTTGACTTATCGTACATAAAGCTATTTATCTAATTTAATTTTCAAAGCAAAATAATGCAACGGATCGTGTATTTTTTGATCGTTTTCTAGGTAAATACGATCACCATAATAATAAGTTTTTTCTAATAGACACAAATCTTTGTAATCGTTGGATTTTGAATTTACAACCACTGCATCGCAAACTGCAACAGCTTGATCCAACCACTCTCTATTGTTCATGTTTGGTGTATAAACATAAACATTAAATGCTCGATCGGCATATTGACAAAATCGAACAACTGCATCTAATTCTGGTTGTTCTGGGTCTACTAGCAGCACCGAACATAAATCGTTGTTAACTAAATCTGGGGGAGTAACTAGATTACTAACCATTTTTATTTTTTAAAATTTCTTCAATTTGTTGCTCAACTTGTGCTTGCTCGGCTTCGCTTAGGTCTTCGATTTCGTATTCACCAGCTTCTAGTTTGCTGATAAGGTGTTGAATATATGCTTGGTTATAAGTGTAACTGTCAGTGGTGTTTTTGTCTACTTCGATCCATTTGATACCATTCCATTTAAATAATCGGTCAGGAAGGTAATCGGTTCTAATAAACATATCGCCCTTCATGGGATTGTCTGGAAACCGTTCACCGAACCCACACTGACTAGCAGCTTCTAATTTTTCATTATCAGCTTGGATAGCCATGTTAGGGTATAGTTTGTTAAAAGCATCTAGATTATAAACTTTTCCTTTGTAACGCACTGCATAATCAGCGCCACGGCGTATTGGTGTATTAAATTCATCTATAGGCGGTGGCGACTCTGCCGGTGGTTCCTTAGTCGCATCAACAGGTGGAACCATGTGTTCTTCCGCTATAGATGATTTTATTTGTTCAATTTGCTCGTCGGTTAATGCGCCATCATCTGATTCATATTTAGGCTGCTCGTCAATCACACGCTGCGCCCATGTTTCTTCATTTTCTAAAACAGGAATATCAAGATCGGGTTCCGGACGATCAATTTTTGCAATTTCTTCGTTGGCTTCTTCGGCTCGGCGTTTCTCTTCGTGCAAGCCTAATGCTTGTGCTGTAAAGTGTGCTCTACGGAAAAATCCCTCTGCATCTGGCTCTTTATTTAGAGCAGCCATTTCTTCTTCGGTAAATGGTCTAGTTTCTACTCCCGCTGGGTCGGCATTTATATTCATGGCCGCGGCGTCGTCGTTAGCTATGGGGTCAAGTTGAGGTTCGTCTGGTGTTACTTTGGACTCGTATGTTTGTTCACCACGCCTGGTGTCATTTTCTTCCTCATCGTGTACCCAACCACCTGTTCCTTGTCTTGCCCACTCAAACTGTTTGTTAGCAGCAAGAATCAGTGTCAAGGCAAGCGGATCAAAAACAATAACAATAAGAATAATAACCCAGCGTACAGCCCGCTCAAGAATATTTTGATCAGGATTGTCCCCGTATATAAGGGCAGCAATATACTTAATAGGTCCAACTTCGGCCTCGATCTTTCTAGCTTCTGCGGCAAGTGGTGCCCGTTCAGCTTGTAGTTGTTGAATTTCTTTTTGTGCTCGATTAATTTCTGCGTTTAATGCAGCTCGTTCTTTGGCTTGATTTTTTCTAATACTAACTGCTCGTTCGGCTCCGCGTTCGCTATCACTACGCCCAAGCATTTGGTCAACTTGAGCATTCATTTGCTCTAGTGCTCGTTTGGCTTGTGCTATGTTTTCTCGTTCGGTGGTAATCTTTTCGTCGTAAATGGCAACCTTGCTAGTGGCGTCACCGGTTACTAGACTTTGGTCTGAATGCGCCTTGGATAAGAAACCAAAGATACCCATGCTAGTTAGTAACATTAAGAACACAATAGCCGGCATCAAATATGATTTAAATGCCCAACCTGCTCGTCGCCAATTATTGTGCAACCAAACTGTGGCAACAATCTTTCCTGCTTCAAGTGCGCCACCCATAATAATAACAGGAATGACCGCAGCACTGAATATAGCAGTAAGGCCGGCAACCGAATACCATGCTGCAATAGCAGAAATGGTTACGGCAATAAACATCATTAACGAGCCAAATATCATAATATCGTTTTATAAAATAAGACTCCGCCAGTATAACAGCGGAGTCGTTAATAAGTCAAGTATTTTGATTAATTACACTTGATAACTGCAAAATTAATAACCAGTGCTTCGGCTAGTGCGCCAACCCCGTTATTAGTAACCGAAACTTGGAAGCTACCATTTGCAACTGCGGTCACTGCGATAGCATAAGATGCAGTGCTGCCGCCACTGGCAATATTTACAATAACCACATCTTTGGAAGTTACAAAATTATTATTGACTGTAAATGTGGCAACTGCACCTTTGGCAATTGAATCCGCTAGTGTGGTCAGCTGGCCAGTGGTACCATTGGCTGTAACTGTTCCGCCACTTTTGTTGAATCCGCTGGCAATGGCATTATTGTTGTTGATTCTAACATTTGCATTAAACCAGGCATCTCTAGCATGTACAGTGGTTCTATTCAAATTAATATTGGCTGTGGCTGCAAGTTGTCCAAAGCTGATGTCTGTGGCTGTGTAATTGCTATAGATGGCGTTAGCGGCAATAACAATGCCGTCAAT